CTTTATAACCCCGATCATGATCACATAGGTGAACTGCTTCACGATAATGAAGAATTTTTAGCATTCGCGTGGGCCTCTTCTGCATATAAAAGCAAGCAAGCTATGGTGTTGGGCCAGTGCGAAAAAGTCATGTTCAATGTCGGTGGCTGGCGTAAAGCTCGACAAGAGCAACAGATGCGAGACTGGTTTGGTTTTGTACCTACATATTTAATAACGGTCGATGCATCTTTCTGTGAGCGTGCAAACGATACAGAGTTCTGTTACTTGCTTGAACATGAGCTTTATCACATTGGTGTGATGAAGGACGAAGACGGCGAAATCATTTATAGCGATAGTACGGGGCTGCCTAAGCATTACTTAGCTGGTCATGATGTAGAAGAATTTGTTGGCGTGGTTAAACGGTGGGGACCAAGTAAGAATGTTAAGCGACTTATTGAAGTCGCAAAAAATCCGCCGTTTGTTTCGAATCTTGATATTTCAAAATGCTGCGGCAACTGTGTAATCAATTGAGCCTAATGGCTCTTTTTTTGCCCATTTTGTTATACGTAGTTATACGATGAGGAAGTTATGGCGACACTAAAAGAGCCTGTGAAAATCTTTATAGTTCAGTCTCTTGCTTGTCGTGATACACCTCAAGAAGTGGCTGAACTCGTAAAACAAGAGTTTGGCGTTGATATAGATCGTGTTCAAGTTGCAACTTATGACCCTACAAAGGTTGCTGGTAAGAACTTAAGCAAAAAGTATGTCGAACTATTTGAAAAAACCAGAGATGAGTTTGATGAAGGCTTAATTGATATTCCAATTGCCAATAAGTTCTACCGATTGAAGCAATACCAAAGACAGCTTGAGAAGACTAGAAACGTCAAAACAGCCTTAAAAATTCTTGAACAAGCCGCTAAAGACATTGGTGGTCAATTTACTAATCGCCAAGAAATTACAGGCAAAGACGGCGGACCAGTCCAAACAGTTAATTCAGAAATTCCAGTTCCAATGGAAGATTACTTAAAAGCGCGGAGGGAAGTCTTAGATGAGTACTGATGCGGCTCGGGATAAAGCCATCCGGATCGAGGCGCAAGAAGATTTATATTTCTTCACAAGGTACATGTTTAAGGAGCGCCGTGGTTATAAATGGATGCAAAATTGGCACCACTTAGAAATCTGCGAAGCTTTAATGAAAGTTTATCGCGGAGAGATAAAGCGGTTAATTATTAACGTTCCACCACGATATTCTAAAACTGAAATTGCTGTAATTAACTTCATGGCTTGGTGTTTTGGTAAGAATCCAGACTGTGAGTTTATTCATATCAGTTACTCGGCAATGCTTGCCGCAAATAATGCCTTCCAAATACGAACCCTTGTGCAAGAAGAGGCGTATAGAAAAGTCTTTCCCGAGCTTACATTGCGTGATGATAGTAAGGCTAAAGACTTCTGGAGAACTTCCCAAGGTGGTGTCTGCTATGCGACTGGTACAGGCGGCACGATTACCGGTTTTGGTGCAGGAAAACTTCGTAAAGGCTTTGGCGGCTGCATTATTATTGATGACCCGCACAAAGCACATGAAGCTTCATCAAAAACTATTCGAGAAGGGGTAATTGATTGGTTTCAGAACACACTCGAATCGCGTACTAACTCGCCAGATACGCCGATCATTGTGATTATGCAGCGACTTCATGAAGATGATTTAGCTGGATGGTTGCTAGGTGATAGAAAAGACGGCATTCCTGTAGCTGGTGGTAACGGTGAAGTGTGGGAGCATCTATGTCTTTCAGCTATTCAGGAAGATGGATCCGCACTGTGGCCAGCAAAACACAATATCCAAAAATTGAGGCTAATGGAGCAAGCCGCACCATATGTATTTGCCGGGCAGTACCGACAAATGCCATCACCGCCAGCAGGCGGTTTTTTTAAGCCCGACAATATTCAAATTGTTGATGCTTTGCCTGCGGATGTATTGAAACAAGTTAGGGCTTGGGATTTTGGGGCTACCGAAAATGAGGGCGACTTTACAGTAGGTGTGCGAGAAGCTCTAGGCGCAGATGGTTTTACTTACATTGTCGATGTAACTAAAGGACAGCTTGGACCTGACAATGTGAATAAGCGCTTAGAACAAACAGCAAAAATAGATGGGAAAAAAGTTTCTGTGCGTCTACCACAAGATCCTGGTCAAGCTGGTAAATCGCAAGCTAGTTCATTTGTGAAGCTTCTTGCGGGTTATAGCGTGATAGCTAAGCCAATTTCAGGTGACAAGCTTACACGGGCACAACCATTTGCGGCCCAAGTTAACGTGGGAAATGTACGTATGCTCAAAGGTGAATGGAATAAGGACTTTATTGATGAGCTTCGTCATTTTCCTAACGGTACACATGACGACCAAGTGGATGCAGCTTCAGATGCGTTTAATGAATTACATGAAGGATTTGAAACCTTCTTCGCTGATATGGGATTTGCACGATGAGTGATGTAACTTTTCAACATCCTGAATATGTTAAAAACTTGCCATACTGGCAAAAACTTGATGATGTTTGTGAAGGTGAGGATGCAGTTAAGGCTAAAGGTGAAAAATATTTGCCGATGCCAAATGCACATGATAAGTCACCTGCAAATAAAAGTGCTTATGAGGCTTATCTTACCCGTGCAGTCTTTTATGAAGTAACAGGGACGACATCAAATAGTTTAGTTGGAGCAGCTTTTGCAACAGATCCAAGTTTTAAATTTCCTCCCGAGCTTGCTCATTTAGAACGTAATGCGAATGGAGCCGGTTTAAGTACTTATCAATTGGCTCAAAATGGAATTCGCCACTTATTGAAGCATTATCGTTGCGCTTTATATGTTGATTATCCCGATGTGCCACCAGCTCGTAATCTAGCGGAATTTAAAGCGCAAAAAGCCTATCCAATGATTCATTTATTGAATGCCATAGATGTAGTGAATTGGGATTCAGTAATGGTCGATAACCAGAAAAAACTTTGTCTCGTGGTTATCCGTGAATTTAGGTCTGAGCGCGGTGCTGATGGCTTTAGTAAAACCGAACAAGAGCAATATCGTGTACTTCGTTTAGAGCAAGAGGGAAATGGGGAATATATTTATTCCGTTCAGGTGTACACAAAGGGTGAAAAGGGTAACTGGGTTGGCGGAGAGAAGAAGTTTCCAACAGATTACAACGGGAATTTCTGGACCTATATACCTTTTACATTTGTAGGTGCAATTGATAATTCAGAAGAGATTAAAAAGCCACCATTACTTCCTTTGGCTAATCTCAATTTAGCCCATTACAGAGACAGTGCGGACTTTCAAGAGTCCGTTTTTTATATGGGGCAACCTCAATATTATGCGAAGGGTGTTAATTGGGAGTGGTATGACCAAGCCAAGAAACGTGGCATCTACATTGGAGCGAAAGTACTTTTGCCTTTACCTGAAAATGGTGGTTTAGGAATTGTACAAGCCGACCCTAATACTCTTGCCCGGGAAGCGATGAAAGATAAGTGGGAAAAAATGAAGGAGATGGGGGCGCGTTTAATTGAGAAGGGCTCGGGAAGTAAAAAGACCGCTACCGAAGCGAATAGTGATGACGCCGTTCAGCATTCAGTTCTTTCGCTCTGTGTCGTTAATATGAATGAAGCCTTGTCAGCAGCATTACGATGGGCTGCTAAGTTTGTAACGCCTAATGTGGATGTTCTAACTAAAGATGATTTGATGTTCGAAATCAGCCAAGAATTTAACAAACAGGGTTATTTAGCTGAGTTAGCTCGACAGTTATTTGAAGCAGCTCTACAAGGCCGATCTTCATTTAAATCATGGTGGGAATACAACCAAACAGGTATGTTCCCTAAACAAAAATATGAAGAAGAGCTTCAGAATGTTGAAGCAGAGCAAGATGGGACTTTAAATCAAAAGGTAGAGTGAGATGGCAACAGATATCAAAAAACTATTTGAAGCACTCACTCAGCACCAGGCCTATCTTTATCGTGCTTCATCAAAAACGGTAAATGAGTTATTGGCTTTATTCAATGATGATACGAGCAAGATGCTATCTAAGCTTCGGGATTTATTGGATGAGCTTAATGAGTCGGAGAAAGTTGCTTTAGCTGGTGGTAAATATACAACTTCAAATTTAAGGGAAATTAGGGATTTGATTGCCCAATGGTTTGCCAGTGTTAATTTAGCATTACCTGAAGCTTTTGCCGTTTCTGCTACGGCGCTGGCTGTTTATGAGGCCAATTACGTAGCTAAGCTCTATGGAGCAAAAATTAATAAGCCTGATGGGGAAAAACTATTTTTATCCGCTAAAAAAGTTCCGTTGGCAGGTGGCGCTCTTGTAGATGATCTTCTATCCAGAATTGCTGAAAGTGCCCGTCAAAAGGTTGAGTATGCAATTCGAGATGGTATTAATTCAGGCAAAACTAACCAAGAAATTGTTCAGCGCATTCGTGGTACCAAACGGCTGAATTATGAGGATGGCATTTTAAACGTTACCAAGACGGATATTGAACGTACCGTAAGAACTGTACGGAGCCATGTAGCCAATCAAGCCTATCTAAATAGCTTCAACCAAATTGGCTTTGAATATGTCCGATTTGTTAGCGTTTTAGATGGACGAACTTCTAAGCTTTGCGCTTCATTAGATGGTTCAGTGTGGGAAATAAATGATCCGGCAAAGCGGGTACCGCCGTTGCATCCTAATTGTCGAAGTATCTTGGTACCAGTCGAAAAAGATGGTCAACTTGTCGGTGAACGTCCATTTGTGATGGACGAACGTCGAGTTAAAGACATTCCAAAAGAAGAGCGGAGCCAGTTAATAGGTCAATTGGATGCCAACACCACTTTTAGAGAGTTCTTCAAAAAGACAGATGACTTTTTCCAAAAAGAGTGGCTTGGGCCAAAGCGATATAAGCTCTATAAAGAAGGGAAATTTGATTTTGATAAGTTCTTTGACCCTGAAGGGCGACTTTATACATTGGACCAACTACGAAAGTTGGATGAACAAACGTTTAAGGAGTTGGGAATATGATAGTTGATTTAAAAGGCGAAGGTTCATTACAGCTTTCAAAACTTTCAACTCGTAGTAAATTCAGATTGCGCCGATGGCTTAGAAGAATTAACAAACCGACCAAATTAATTAAACCATAGCACCTTCGGGTGCTTTTTTTGCGAGAAGAAAATGCCAAGCCCTATTATCCAATATTTCCAATATGAACATTTACCTGAACATTTGCAGCAAGTTAGTAAGCCAATTGGTGATTTAGCTCGGCAAATGGATGAGCAACTTCCTGACGGGCCTGAAAAATCCACAGGATTAAGAAAGCTACTTGAAGCAAAAGATGCATTTGTACGCCAAGCTTTAAGTAAATAATCATTTATAGAAATGAAGCGTCCTAAAGGGCGCTTTTTTATTGCCTGCCGAAAGCGGATGCTAACGGCGAATCCGGGCGGATGCCCATTTTGTATATATAGGTTGGATGACCAATGAAACTTAAAACAGTAACAATCGACGGTAAAGTTTATGCAGAAGTAGACGGAGATAAGCCGATCTATATCCATGATGATGGCAAAGAAATGCCACACGATGCTGCACACTCTGTGGCGACAATTGCTCGATTAAATGGTGAAGCTAAAACACATCGTGAAGCCAAAGAAGCAGCCGAAAAAGCATTAAAAGCTTTTGAAGGAATTGAAGACCCAGCGGCAGCTAAAAAGGCATTACAAACAATCCAAAATCTCGACGATAAAAAGCTGGTGGATGCCGGTGAAGTTGAGAAAGTGAAAGCTGAAGCTATCAAGGCAGTTGAAGAAAAATATGCTCCGATTGTTGAGCAACGTGATGCTCTTGAGGCCTCATTGCATAAAGAGCTTATCGGCGGTGGTTTTGCTCGTTCTAAGTACATTCAAGACAATATTGCAGTACCTGTGGATATGGTGCAAGCGACCTTTGGTCATCACTTCAAAATCGAAGAGGGCAAGGTGGTTGCATATGATCCGAACGGCGAAAAGATTTATTCACGTGTTCGCCCTGGTGAACTTGCAAATGTTGATGAAGCTTTAGAGTCATTGGTTGGTGGATACCAGCATAAAGACTTAATTCTTAAAGGTGGTAAAGGAACTGGTGGCGGTTTTCAAGGTGGGGGCAAAGGTGGAGCGCCTGCAGGAATGAAACGCAGTGAAATGTCTGTTTCTCAGAAAGCTGACTACATCAAAGAACATGGCAATGATGCCTTCCTAAAACTGCCGAACTAATCATTAAAAATTTGGAGATAAGTCGTTATGACTACAACAGTTAACTCAGACATGATCATCTACAACCAATTGGCACAAACTGCTTATTTAGAGCGTTTGCAAGACAATTTGAATGTATTTAACCAAGCCTCTAATGGTGCAATTGTTTATCGTAATGAGATCATTGAAGGTGATTTCAACAAAGAAGCATTCTACAAAGTGGGCGGTAGCATCAAACATCGTGATGTGAATTCAATCGCCAAAGTAGTTCCAGAGAAAATTGGTTCTGGTGAATCTGTAGGCGTAAAAGTCCCGTATAAATATGGTCCTTATGCTTCTACTGAAGAGGCATTCAAACGCCGTGCACGTACACCTGAAGAGTTTGCCATGATTCTTGGTTATGATTTAGCAGATGCATTGGTTGCTGGTCGTTTACAGTACAGTTTAGCTTCTTTAAAAGCTGCTATTTCTAGTAACCCGGATATGGTTGCTAAAGGCAGTATTGCTGTAGATGGGCGTAAAGCATTAACACGTGGTATGCGTAAGTTTGGCGATAAGTTTGGACGTATTAGTTTATGGGTAATGAACTCAGATACCTACTTCGATATTGTTGATGATGCAATCACTAAGCAGATTTATGGCGAATCTGAAATTGTTATCTATGGCGGTTTACCGGGTACCTTAGGTAAGCCAGTCTTGGTTACAGATGCCGTAGGTGATGATGATGCATTTGGTTTACAAATGGGAGCTGTTACTGTTACAGAATCACAAGTACCAGGCTTCCGGGCGTATGACATCAATGATGAAGAAAACTTAGGTATTGGTATGCGTGCTGAAGGCGCGTTCAACTTAGATATTCTTGGTTATAGCTGGGATACATCAAAAGGCGAAAACCCTGACCTTACTTTACTTGGTTCAAGTGCCAACTGGAAAAAACATGCTACTAGCAACAAAATGACAGCAGGCACATTGCTTGACTTGTCTGGCACAACAACTGGTTAACTCATAAACATCTCACTATAAGAGGGCTATTAAGCCCTCTTTTTACATTAAAGAGAAATGCATCATGAAGCTAATTTATACACGTATTGCTGCTGCAGCTGCGTTAGAGGTTGGAACTATTGCCAATCCTGATTATTACGAAAATCCGAATCGAAGTGCCGAAGAAGTAATTATTTACGGTGATTACCCGAAAATCCAAAATGATTACGAAGCTCTGGATATTCCAGTTGAAGTTCGCAAGTTGGAAGAGCCTGCAAAAACGACCTTGGCCACAGTAAATGTCGCGGTGGGAATTACCCCTGAGCTGCAAGAGGTCATTGATAATACAAAAGCTGAGTGTGAAAAGGTTGTTGAGGAAAACGGGCAACTTAAACAGAAAATCGAAATCTTGGAACAAGCTAGTGGTGATAGTTCGGAGTTAATTTCTGAAAACTCACGTTTAAAAGATGCTGTACTCCAAGCAGACAATGCTGCTAAAGCGGCTGAAGGAAAGGTAGTAAGCATTCAAGCAGAGTTTGAAGCTTTTAAAAATGATATTCCTGCAATGCAAGCGCGTATTGCTGAATTGGAATCTGGAAAAGCGGCAGAAAATTCAACAACAGAAACGGCAGTTAATGATTTTGAAAACTGGTCAAATGATCAATTAAAAGAGTATTTAGCTAGTAAAAACATTGGTTACAAGCCGTCTGCAACAAAAGCAGAACTCCTTAAATTAATCCCGAAGGAATAATGCAATGAGCTTTATTACTGTAGATGACGCAAATTCAATTTTGGGCAGCGATTTTGCACCAGACAGTGATAAAGCTCGTCTGGTAAAGCTGGCTAATGTTTGGATGAAAAACAGAATAGGTTTTGTACCAGATCCTATTGATCCACTTCTTAAGGACGCGGCTTGTGAAATCATCAAAGGAATTCTGGCCAAAGTAATTTATAACGGCAAAGACCAGCAGTTGAAGCGTAAGAAAGTTAAAGCTGATTCTGTTGAGTCAGAAAAAGAATACCAAGATGGATCTGAAGCAATTTCTAGCTTTGAACAGATTGCAATTGATTTTATTGATTCACTTGATTTGAAAGATCCAAATGCAAGTTTTAATGGCTTTGGCATACCACTTTACAGGGCATGATATGGGCTTACGTGACGAAATTCAGGCAGATATTACCGAAGCATTTAATGATGATTTAGCGGACGCCGTTCATTCTTTTACATGTGACCGGGTTGTTAGCACAAAGTGGAATCCTAAAACGAATTCTTCTGAAAATGTAATTGAGCATTACGAAGGCCGTGGTGTTTTATTTGCTTCTTATAACCAATATGAAGTTTTAACTCTTGGAGTTCTTGCAACTGATAAGAAGGCTATTGTGCTGCAAAATGAAGTCACTAAAGAGCCAAACATTGATGATGAATGGAACACGGCGCAAGGCACTTTTCGCGTCATCCATATCAAACAGGACCCAATTAGTGCAAGTTGGAAATGTCAGTTGAGAAAAGTTTAATGACTTGGTCAGTTTACAAGATTTATGACAGCGTTCAGGTAGTGCCTGACGATGACTTTAAGCCCCATTCATTAATACATTGCGAATGCCACCCTCGATTTGAAGGTGGCATTTTTATTCACAATTCATTTGATGGTAGAGAGGCCACCGAAACGCCTTTGCCAAGTTAAAAGGTTAGTCCATGGTTAATACTGATTATGTGCCTGAGTGGTACATTTCACCATTTCAACATGTTCAATATGCACTTGCTAGAAATCAAATACACATGGATTTGCTATTTGAAGATATGGGCAGAGCTGATCAATTTTTGGATATGGGTGCAGATGCTCAGGTTAGTTCTTATTCGGATGGTGCTTATGTAATTGTCCAAATTGGTGAAGCAGCGGATAAGGACCAAATACAAGTTTATGGACTGCTTTTACATGAAGCAGTTCATGTTTGGCAGAAGGTTAAGAAGTTGATGGGAGAAAAAGAGCCTAGTCCAGAATTTGAGGCATATTCAATTCAATCGATCGCTCAAGACCTTTTTGAAATGTATGAAGAAAGCGAGAAGTGAAATGTTTCATAGCGTGAATGATGGTAAAGGTAATCGCAGAATATATGTGAATAACAATGAAATTAAACATGTTCTTTGGGCGAATGAGGAACAGGGTTTGGTTTGTTGTTTCAAGTATCCATACAAGATTAATAAGCGCAAAGATGGGCTTTGCACAAGAATATTGCGTGGCAAAGTTAAAGTGGAGATGATCTATGGGGTGGACGGGAGTAAAGCCGACTAGCTTTAGTTTTGAAGTTGAGAAACAGGCAGATGAGCTTGTAAAGAAAATCACAATGGATACAGTTCAATCACTTGTTGTTTCAAGTCCAGTTGATACTGGAGCTTATCGAGCATCGCATATTATTTCTGTTGGATCTGGTGATTACGGTGTGCGAGAGCCCACTACAAACGCTGTGCAAGATGCTGCGATTCAAGCTGTGAAATTTAAACTTGGTAGTTTGATCTATATTCAAAACAATAAGCCTTATGCAGAGCGCTTAGAGGATGGTTGGTCCGATCAAGCGCCGTTGGGTATCTACAGCACAACGTTTACTTACATTACTCAAAAGTATGGTGGCTAAATGGCAATGACTTTAGAGCAGGCGCGGCAAGCAATAGTCGACCGTATGATGAGCTTCACAGGTATTTCTCAAGATAGAATCCAATATCCAAATGCTCCAGGCTTCATAGTGCCTACAAAAGGCTTATGGTGCCGTTTAGCTATCTCAGGAGGACCAAGCTTTATTGCTGGACTTTCTGATAAGCCAACTACACGTCGCACAGGTAATATTTTAATCCAATGCTTTGCTCGGCCAGATACAGGTGATAAAGAAATCACAGATCTAAGTGATGCATTACTTGATCATTTTGAATATTTCGGAATCGAACATTTAGAATGTATACAGGGGCAATCCGTTTATACAGGAAAAGATGCTGACTTCATTCAGTATAATGTGACGATTGGATTTAGGGTGAATTGATATGTCCTGCATGCTTACGCAAGAAGAAATTGAAATTAAACGGCTAGAACTAGAACGACATTTGGAAGCTGTAATGGCTGAAGAGCTTAATAAATGGCAATTGGCCAATAAACTATGTGTTTCTAATGTGAATATACGTTTGGCCGATGTTAGTTGCCTTGGCAGCGCAAAGCATAATGTAGTAACTGGAGTAAGTGTCGATCTAGATGATTGATCTCAATTTTTAAAGAGATTACCGCTTAAGAGCGGTTTTTTTACGCCAAAAATTTAACGGCCACCTTCGGGTGGCTTTTTTTATGCCAAGTTAGGAGTAATAAGCCATGTCGAGTGGTGCACGTCAACTGACACAAATCGCAAGAGAAACAACGGTAGGTGTAACACCGACACCGTTTGCTCGGACAACTTTTGAATTTACAGATAATGGCTTAGATGCCACAGTTTCTAAAGAAGAGTCAAAGTCTATCACTAGTGGGCGAATTGCTCGCTCATCAATGATTACAGGCGCAGAATATGCTGGTGAATTAAAGTGCGAAGCTAAATACAGCCAACTTGTGCAAGATTTAATGGCAGCAGCGGCTTTTAATAGTTGGTCATCCAATGTACTTACTTTTGGTGGGGCACTCCGCCAAACATTTTCAGTACTTCGCGGCTTTGAAGACGTAAATGATTACCACGTTTTCCGTGGTTGTCATGTAAATACCTTTAGTATTGAAATTCCTGAAGCAGGCTTAATTTCGATGGCATTTGGCCTAATGGCTTTAGGTCGAACTAACTTTTCAACACCACCCGCTGGTGCAGTAACTCCAGCTGATAATAGTCCAAAGCTTTCTAATGTATCGGTTGGGGAAATCTTACTGGATGGGGTATCTCAAGCAGGAATCTCTTGCTTAACCCAATTCTCATTCAAATGGGATAACACAATGAAGTTGCAGAAATGTCTGGGGGAAGGAATCAATGCCCGAGCGATTTTAGAAACACTTGCAGCTGGTACAGGTTCATTCACAGCTGCATGGTCACGCAATACATCCGATATGTATGAAAAGCAATTCACTAACAAAACGATTTCATTAAAAGTTCCAATCACTGATACAGATGGGAATAAATATGAAATTTTTATTCCTAAAGCTGAAATTACAGCTCCATTACCTAGTGGTGGTAATTCAGATCTTTTAAATGCTTCATTCGAATATAAAGTCGTAGAAGTAGCACCAACAATTACTCGTACACCAGCAGCAGTTCCTGCGCCTTAAATATTAATCTGATAGCAGCCTTAGGGCTGCTTTTTTTGGAGTTTAAAATGGCTTTAAAAGTAAGCATTCAGACCAGTAAAACAGTTAGCAAATGGCGGGAGTATGTTGATGGCGATGGCAATGTTTTAGCTGAATTTAAGATACGAGGTATCGCATATAAACCATATCAAGTAGCTCTTGAACGAGCAAATAACCAAATCACATCTAAAGGTTATGACGTAAGTAAAGCTAGTAAAGATGACAAGCTCTATCATGAATTGCTTCTTGAAGCTGCAGCCTGCCATTTAATTGAGGACTGGAAAGGCGTAGTTTTTGAAGAAAAGATAGACGGCGGTGAAGTGGTTGAAACTGAACCCGAGTATTCACCTGAAAATGCAGTAAAGCTTTTAAATATGGGTGATATCGGCATTTCAATTTGGCTATACGTAAAGCAAGAAGCTGAAGACATTCAAAAAGAAGCTGATTCATATAAGGATGAAGTCGTGGGAAAGTCCTCCAACTCTACAACTGGTGCAAGTTCAACTCAGAAGAAGAAGCGAGCGACTACAACGCGAAGCAGACAGCGATCGCAAAAGCCTTAAATCTTCAAAATGCTAATGTCATAGAGAAACCCGAGTATTCATATACATCAAATGCGATTCTCTCAGCATATAACGTTATTTCGCGATCTAGACGATATGAGCATGGTATTCCGCTTTCTTTGGATATTTCTGCCATCTCTGCATACTGTGAGCACTATGAATTGCCAGTAGATAGAGACATCTTTAATGATTGTATTTTTGCAATTGATAATCTCTTTCTAGATGAGTCACATAAAAAAACGAACAATTCTAAAAAATAACTCTAGAGGTATTTACTAAAAATAACTCTGGGGTTATAATTGCACCATCAAGTTAATAAGGGGACGGTGTGAAAAGTCTGGATTTAATCAAAATGATTGAAGCAGACGGTTGGTATGAGGTTAGGGTTTCAGGAAGTCATCATCACTTTAAACACCCAACCAAAAAGGGATTAGTTACTATCCCGCATCCTAAAAAGGATTTACCAAGCGGAACTGTTAAAAGCATTTTGAAGCAAGCGGGTCTAAAGTGACCCGCTTCAATCAGACTCATATAGTCCTATTTCGCAGTACGATTTTGTACATGAGGTGAGTGCAATGTTGTATCCAATTGCTATTGAGAGAGGTACAGACACCGAGGCCTTTGGTGTCACCGTTCCAGATATTCCAGGATGTTTTAGCGCAGGCGATACATTAGAGGAAGCTATCGAGAACGTTAAAGAGGCAATTTCTGGCCACTTAGAAATCCTTGCTGAAGATGGAGAAGAAATTCCATTAGCATCTGACTTAGCAAAATTTGTAGATGATCCAGATTATAAAGGCATGATCTGGGCTGTTACTGAGGTGGATGTTAGTCGTTATCTTGGTAAGCCTGAAAAAATCAACGTAACTTTACCTAGCCGTTTAATTCGCAAGATTGATGATAATGTAGGTAAAGATAAAAGATTTAAAACTCGTTCTGCTTTTTTGGCCGCTGGTGCTGAAAAGCTACTACATGTTTAAAATAGAGAGGCCACTCAATCGAGTGGCTTTTTTATTACCCACCTGTTAAATTTAACTTATTAAAAACGATGGACTTTACAAGAAACGGTGAAATTATGCAGAAGTTCTTAGCAGTAGGGGTATTCAGTTTAGGATTAGCAGGGTGTATGACACCAATGACTCCTACACAGCAGGCTATGCCAGAGATATCACAAGTAATAGAAGTTCCAAATAAATCGAAGGATCAGATATTTGAAGATTCAAAGATATGGATCGCTCAATCATTCAAATCTGCAAATAATGTCATTCAGTATGCTGACAAAAGCACAGGTTCTATTATTGGGAAAGGGAATATACAGTACCCTTGTGATGGATTTATAGATTGTGGTGCTTTTGGTAATGATAGAGTTAATTTTACAATCAAAATTGATACTAAAGATAGTAAAGCAAGAGTAACGATTAATGATGTAACTAGAACAAATCTGACTTATGTTCAAGGTGGTGTGAACAATCTAGGGAAAGAAGTCCCTATCACAATTCTGCAGCATCAACAAAAAATTGCTGTAAAACTTAATAATGTAATCGACCAATACAAGTCAGCAATTACATCGACTAAGGCTAATGAAAACTGGTAGCCAATAGTCAACAAAATTTGAACGCATCGTAAGTATTACTTAATTCAAAAACCCACTCACTGAGTGGGTTTTTTATTGCCTAGAGGAAAGTTAAAGATGACTCAAGAATCACGTTTAATCATTACTATTGATTCAAGAAATGCGGAACGAAACGCAAGAAATCTAGGCAATGAACTCGACAGCATAGAAAAGAAAGGTGATTTTGCATCAAAGTCCATGGATAGTTTATCTGTAGCAACAAGAGCACTTGCTGGACACATGGCAGGTCTTGTTACAGTTGGCGCGGCCATATCCAAAATGGATGAGTATACAGGCTTACAGAACAGACTTAAGTTAGTAACCACGAATCAAGTTGAGCTAAATAAAGCAACTGAAGATACATTTAGAATTGCTCAGAAAACCTATTCGACATGGAATTCTGTATTACAGGTTTACCAGCGATTTAGTGATAATGCGAAAACGCTCAATTTAAATATGGATGAAACAGCTCGTCTAACTGAAACAGTATCGAAAGCTGTTGCAATTAGTGGTGCAAGCGCAGAAGCTGCTGATGCAGCTTTAGTCCAATTTGGGCAGGCACTGGCGAGCGGAACTCTCAGAGGTGAAGAGCTGAACTCCGTTATGGAGCAAACACCAGCACTTGCAAAAGCGATCGCACAAGGGATGGGCATTACTGTAGGTCAACTTCGTTCAGTTGCTGCTGAAGGGAAGATTACTTCAAAAGAAATCGTTAAGGCCCTTAAAAATGTTCAAGATGACGTTGATGCTCTTTTTGCAAAAACCGATATCACTATTGGACAGTCTTTGACGCTGCTCAACAACGAGATTACTAAATTTGTTGGGGAGTCAGGAAAGGGAAGCGGTGCGGCTCATGTGCTTGCTGATTCGATTCAGCTTCTTGCATCAAATTTAAAGTTGATTTCTGATGGAGCACTGGTGTTAGGGATTGGACTTGTAACTAAGGCAATCGCTACTAAAACCGTTGCGGTATATGCCGATGTTGCAGCAACTGCCGCAAATGTAAAAGCAAGCAAAGAAAAGGTTATTGCAGACGCAGCTGAAGCAGCCGCTGCTGTAAAAACAGCACAGGCGCAAATAGCAAATTCACAAGCAACATTGCAGGTTCTAGCCGCTGAAAAAGCATTAGAAGTTGAAAGACTAAAAGCTCAAATGAATGCGGTCGGTCGCACACAATCAATTACGCGTATGGCCGAATTAAAGAAAATTGAGGCTCAGGTAACGCGAGAATTAGCTGCTGCAGAAACAGCATTAGCAGCTGCACAAACTAAGGCCAATGCTACAAAAGTGACAGCATTAACAACATTAGGGCGACTTGGAAAAGGAGCTTTAGGGCTGGTAGGTGGACCTATTGGTGCACTCGCTTTGGGAGTTTCAGCACTTGCTGCCACATACACTTATTTTAAGGACAAGGCAGAGGAAGCTAATAAGAAGCTTGAGGAGCAAGCTAAGGTTGCTAATCGATCTGCAACGGAATTAAAAAATTTAAAAGGTCAAGCCAAAACAGATGCAATTAATGACTTAACTACTGCATTCAAGGCTCAAAATGATGAGCTTACAAAAATGGAATATCGAGTAGGTGCTGCGTTAATTGATATCCAGAATTATGCACAAGGAAATGCTGAAGTAGCTCGGATTTCAAATGAAGCTCGCTTAGGAACCATTAGTTATCAAGAAGCTTTGCAACAACTAGCAAAAGTGAAATTACCGCCTAGTTTAAGACAAGCGCTTGAGGAACAAATTGAAAAATACAAGGATGCATATGACAAAGCTGATAAGACAAAAACAGCTATTAAGCTATTTGGTATTGAAGTATTCGTAGCTGGAAATAAAGCCCAGAATGCTGCTATTGAACAGCAAAAACATGCTGATGCAATACAAAACACCAAGCAAGCAGCAGATGAGGCACAAAAGTCCTTACAGAAAATGTATCAAGATAAATTGTGGGATTCTCAATTTGTCGAGATAGTTATGAAAAAAGGTTTTTCTGAGTCTCAAGCTAATGATTTACTGAAGCTTTATAAAGATTCTTTAGCTAAGGGTCTTAAGTCAGCAGACCGAGAGGCTCTAAAATCATTAACGGATACTTGGAAATCTGAAGAATCAATCAAAGCTATGACCGATGCTAGAACTGATTCTATACGTGAGCAAAACAAGGAGCTAAAAAATCAGCAAAAAGTACTAAGTGTAAATGCGAAAGTCCTAGCCAATGCTTCAAAATTCGGATTTTCAGATCTAGAGTCTAAATATGAGTTATTGCCAGGCTTACTATCAGCAATCAACATGCAAGAAAGCAAAGGTGATGCAAACGCTATTGGTCCGCATACTAAATACGGGAAAGCCAAAGGTGGTTTCCAGATGCTGGATGATACTGCCAAGCGCTGGGGGTTGGTTGGTAAAGAAGTTTTTGATACTGGTAAAGCTGCAGAAGCAGCTGCGAAATATCTAAACTTTTTGTTTAAAAAGTTCGGTAATTGGGATCAAGCAATTTCTGCCTATCATGCTGGAGAAGGTAACGTAGAAAAAGGTACCAATATTGGTCCAGTTAATAGGCAGTACGTTAAAAACGTAAAAGGATATGTTGCTGGATATAATGGTTTTGATATGAAGGGAGTCTCTGAAAAAGATTTCGATTCATACCTTAATCAATTTCTGAAAACTCAAGAGGAGACCGAAAAGTTACGTGATCAGTATCGAGATAAAGATACGCTTGCTGAGAAAGAATATTTAAAAAGAATTGGTGAGTTAAAATTGCATTTTAAAGATGCAGAGTTAAAGCAGCTCACTGATAAAGAGACAGCACGTTTCAATGCTCAAAAGGAGTTAAACACTGCACAGCTTGAATTTGAATTAAACGAGTTCCGTTTAAATGAAGTTCAAAAGCTGGAAAAACAAAAGCAGATTAAATTACTGCAAATCAAAGCATCAACTGATTACTCTGAAACTGAAAAAGAAATTCGAATCAAAGCTGTTAATACAATGTTTGATTATGAAATTTCTGAGTACAGAAAACTCCAAAAGCAAAAATTGGAGGAGTATCGAAAAACAATGTATGAGCAAGCCTCAATACCACAATCAGATGTTATTAATTTACTAGCTAAAAAGAACCTAACTTCTTCGCAATATGATTCATGGAATCTACAGAATCAATATAGTGATGAAATGCAAAATGCTAATGATGCATATTCGTCAAATGTTAAAGCGATCTCAGAAGATAAAACAATTGTTGATGAAGAAAAGCGATTCCAAGCTTTATTAGAGGCTGAAGAACTTTTCCGTCAGCAAAAGTTTGCTATTAATGAAAAATACACTTTGATGGAACAAGAGCTTCAGAAGTCATCTCGGCAGACAGAAATAGAAATTTATGGGCAACTATTATCCCAAGCGTCAAGTGTATGGGGAAATATGACAGCAATGGTAAAAGAGTCTGCTGGTGAACAATCCGCTGCTTATAAGGCAATGTTTTTGGTACAGCAAGCCATGGCAATGGGGACTGCAACGATTCAAGCATATCAAGCCTACAGTAATGTATTAGCTAATGCGCCTTATCCATTAAATATGACTATGGCTCCTATTGCTCTTGGGCTTGGTATGGCTAATGTCGGCTTAATTGCAGCCCAAACAATTGCTGGCTTCTCTGATGGCGGTTATACCGGTAATGGACTTAAACACACTCCAGCAGGGATTGTGCATAAAGGCGAAGTCGTATGGTCACAAGAAGATATCAAACGCTGGGGTGGTGTTAGCGTTGTTGAAAGCATGCGTCAAAGTAAACCAAGTGGTTATGCTAACGGTGGCTATGTATCAAACAATCAAACGGATGCAATTGCAACAGTTAGAGAGCATAGACAATTTGATGCGATTAATTCTGGAAGAACTGAGAAGTCTCAACCTACTGTTACCATTATCAATAAAACATCAGAAAAAGTGGATGCTACCTCTGAATGGGATGGTAAGGAGTTAACAGTTATCTTAAAAGAGTATCAGAAACAAAATGAGGCAATGGTGGATGCAAAGATTGAAAAACGATTCCGAATGTCCAAACGACAGGGATGGTAAAGAAATCACATTGCTACCATCATAAATTAGCTTGAACCCACTCGAATGAGTGGGTTTTTTAATTCCAAAACAAAACCCCGATGTTGACGCATCGGGGTTTTTGCATTTCCACCAACCGACGAAAGTAAGAGGAAAATAAATCTATATGGAAGATTTTATCAAATTAATTAACTGGTGTCTAAAGGAAATGAATGAAATGAAAGCATGGCGCTTTGTTGCGATCCTTATCACTTTGATTATCTGTACATATCTTTGGAAAATGTAATGAAACTAAATATTTAAACCGACCCATTTAGAGGTCGGTTTTTTTATGGATTCAATTTATGAGCAACCTTAAATTCACTTTCGAATGCGACTTAGACGGAAATAGTAATACTCAGCGCTTTAATACGTTATCAAGCAAATTTGGTGATGGGTATGAACAAAACATTGCTGTAGGTATCAATAACCGATCTGGTGAATGGACTTATCAAAGAACGGCTTATAAAGCCGAAATTATGCAAATCAAAGCATTCTTCGATCAGCACAAGGGCGCAGACTCATTTCTTTGGGATTCTCCTTTAGACGGTGAAGTTCGGGTAAAAACTAGCCCAGAATATCAACCTCGCCAAATTGGCGGTGACACTTGGCAAATTTCCACAACGTTCACCCAAGTTTTTTACCCTTAACAACTAACTATTTCATAGCCCCTTAATAGGGGCTTTTTTATGCGAGTAAGTAAATGACGATTCAAACAGTAAATCTTGGTTCGGCACCGACTGGCGCAGGCGGCGACACATTTCGCTCTACTGGCGCAAAAATGAATGAAAACTTTACGAATAACACCCATGCAGCT